GGATTTCAGCCCGCTTCCAACGTTTTTCGCATTCCACCATTTGAGCGACAACCTGTCCAAAAAAGTCATTGTATTGCTTATACAAATCCACGTACATAGTAGTTATTCACCTCAATCTTGTACATTTAGTGTCATATATTTACAATAGATTGTTAATTTGGTAATCTTTCATTGGGCAGTTATACTCCATATCCTGCCCCATTGATTTCCCTCAGGTGTCTGCCACGACTATGCCTGAGGGTTTTAATTTTCACTCAAGAATTAAAAAACACCTGTTCTAAGATAGTGTTTCGCTTGATAATAAAAATGGTGATATATCCAGTTGCCACTAAATTTTTGGTCTAAATATACGATTTCGAAATTGTATTTAGCTTTGAAAGTATTGAGCCTTCCGAGTAGTGCCAATGGATTGTATTTTGAACGATAATCCCCTTTGAGCATCTTTTCATAGCCGTGTAGGTCTTCCACAATTAATGTGAATGGAATGTCTTTTGAGCGAATCAATTCATTCTCAAAGGCTGTCTGCGTGTCCTTTTGAAGGTTGCCTGTTATCTCGTCCATATGGGCTTTCCGTTCCACTCGACTTTTCAAAAAGATATCGCGTGCTATTCCTAATTCTTCATTTTTTGGGATCATGCAGCCATAATCGCCAGTATCTAATTTTTGTATTTTTATAGGTATATCTTTTTGCCGTAAGTAATTAAGGATATGACCATTAACCTGTTCCCTGGTATCAATAACAATGGTTAATGTTTTAAGGATTTTGTTTAATTCTGTATCTGAGTAATGGTAGGAAATCATTCAATTAATCCTCCAACAATTCTGGATTTTCGTAAATGTTACCGACCACTTCGACAAACATTTCATTTTCACATAGCAAAGTTTCATTAGCCATTAAGTCTAAACACTCAATGAAAAATCCGCCGTTTTTATAACTAACAAACCATAAAAAATTTCCATCATCTTTCAAAATATCTCTTTCATAAATCTCCTTGCCGTTCTTATCTTTTAATCCTGTATATTGCGTTATTTCAACTTTTTCAGCTATGTTTTCTTGGTGCATATATGATTGATAAGCCCAAGTTCGTTCCTCGATTTCATAAACACCGCCTTCTTGACTGATGAAAATATCATCATAATTAAGCCAACATTTGTTTGCCTTATCCCAAACACGAAACTTAATCTCCCTGCTCATCTTGCACCTCCAACAATTCCGGATTATCGAATATATTTCCGGTGATTTTATAACTTTGTCTAATGCTTTTATCAAAGGGAATATATTGCTTTCCAAAACCAGCAATATTTGCCGTAAACATAAAACGCATTTCGCTTTCAACATACTCTACAGCTGCATTTCGATTGAAGTGTAACCAACCTTCTTTCCAACCTTTATGAATTGAAACTTTAACTGGAACGATATCACCCTCGAATAAAGGTTGTTCTCCGTTTACTCTTAATCCTGTGTATTGCATCAACTCAATTTCATCGAAACACCGCCACGCTGATTCTGTGTTTATCATTTTCTTTTCAAAATCTATATTGTGAACAGGAATTATTTCTTTTAAATTTTTTTCCCAAGCTCGAAACTTAATTTCCCTCACATTCATGCTCCTTTCTTCGCATATATAACAGCACGTTTATACAATTCATTTGCCATTTTATTTGAATCATCATTTTCAAATTGCCGATAATCCTCATAGATGTCCTTCCATCCGTTTTTAGCAAGGACAACCATCCAATCATTGAACAAATCAAGCGAAACTATATCCTCACATAACCATTTATTTAATTTCTTGTTATCCTGCCAGCCACAAATATTATGTACCATCTTCATGAGTGTGATTTTTTCGTTACCGGCATTCTTCCAGGACTTAAACCAATCATCAATTGCTTGGAATTTTTGTTCAGCAGCCTCCATAACTTCTACTGGGATTAACTTTTGATTTTCAATCGCTATCCGATTATCCTTTGGGTCCAGATAAATATTTGCACCTGATTTCCAAATTTGGCTTAGGATCATTAATACTTGCAAATCTATCACCTCGTTATTGAACAGTTACTAAAAACTACTAAAAACAGCCTTTACTAACTAATAGTTATTAAAGGAAAAACGCTTGAGCCTTAGAGCCACAAGGGATTGAATCGAAAAGTTATTATAGTTATTAGTGTTTGGGTATTAACTCTACTAATATATATATTTATTTTTTTATTTTTTTAATTAATAGAAAAACCAATAACTAAAATAACTAAATAACATTAAAATATAACTCAAACCCTTGGTATTACAGGATTTCTAAATAGTTACTGAAAGTTATTAAAGCACCAAAATAGTTACTGAATGACCTTAAAAAAGCCGTTATTCTCGTTTTCAGTAACTTGTTTAGTAACTGTTTTTTGGGAATCATTGTCAAACGAGTGATTTTTATTAAATGGCTTCCTCTCTTTTAAGGTGATACCAGTCAAAAACGTTTTATTTCCGACTCCCTTCGTTTTTCCAAATCCTTTTGTTTCCAACATGCGATAAAATGATCTGTTACCTAATGTACGCTCTCCCGACTTATAGCCCCAATTGTCATATACGTTGTATAATTCTTTCGCTTCGATTTTGATTGCTTCGTTTTTCGGTTCATCAATGTAACAAATTTCATTAAGGAATGGAGCTAATATATCCATTTCCTCTTTATAGTTACCCGTAGCATCCACCACAACTTGAGGGTCCTTAAGCCCTGACTGCTGCCACTTTAGGCAACCTTCAATTGCCCAGTTAAGAATGCCAGGCATTTCAAAAGATAATTTTTCTTCAAGTTTTTTATCACGCTCATGTGGCTGTAGACTTAAAGTAAAGGGGATGATCTTTACGCGTCTCCATATCCCATCATCTACACCACCGATTATTGGTTTGTGGTTTGTGGTAAAGAACACTTTGAATTCAGGAAGAAATTCGAAATACTCTTGTCTTAAGAATCGAGCTAGAATTGGTTCGCCGCCTGTAATTGTCTTAACAAGCGATTCTTGTAATTTCTCGCCTTCCTCTGATTCAACTGCTGATACGAATCTTGCATTTACCAATCTAGCAATATCGTTATTTGCCCCTGTATCTTTTTTCTTGATGAAGGTATCTGATTTTGTTTGGGATCCATAGTCACCCATCATTTTTTTTATAGTATTAATGAATGTTGATTTTCCATTAGAACCGCCACCAACTAAGAAATACATTGATTGCTCTGAAATATCACCAGTTAATGAGTAGCCAATAAGTCTTTGCATGTAGTCAATTAAATCTTTATCACCTTTAAAGATCTGTTCTAAGAACATTGACCATGTTGGATGTTTTGCATTTTTATCAAACGTAATATTGGTGATTTTAGTAAGGCGTAGCTCACGATCATGTTGTTGTAGCTCTCCGGTTTTCAAATTCACAATGCCGTTTTCAACATTGAATAAATATTTGTGCCGGTCAAAGTCTTCACGTTCACCTGGTACTAACGGCATGAGGTCTTTAATGCTGTTCATTCGGATATTTCTCCTTTCGCACATACGAGCCCATTTTGTCTCCATTTCATCATCTGACTTGTAAAGGCCCCGAAGTACTTTTGCTGTAATTCGCTCAATTTCTTTCTTAGTGTCAAACTTCCATCGCTTGCCGTCCCAAATTAACCAGCCCATATCGCTGACATATTGGATTACATGGCCATATTCATAGGCGATTCGTTCAGCGTTCCCAAGTTCAGTTAAACGGAATTTCTTCTTTGGCTTTTCCTCCACAACTTCTGCAGCATCTCCACTGTGGAAGTCAAAAGAGAATTCAGCGAACTGTTCTTTGTTGTCTAGAATTGTTGTAGCAGTAGAAGAAATGGCAGTTGCGATTGTTCTCTCGCCGTATGTCTCATTCGTATCTCTAAAATGGATGACATCCCATTTATCACGCATAAGACCTGATTCCCGGAACATCGTATCCATTCGAGTTGCTGATTTACCTGTCCAAAACGCTAGATGATTACATAATGCTAAGTCGGTGGCTGAATGGTCCCCATTGATTAAATTTCCATTGAACATAGACCGTATTTCATCGCCATTTTTAGAACGAAATATTCTATCCCAAAGAGTATCGTTTGAAATTTTTATTTCATCTTTTTCAAACTCAGCTAAATTGATACGACCTTGAATATCGCTATCGTCAAAATATTGTTCAAATACCTCTGCTATTTCATCTGTGCGATCATATATCTCATTTGAATTTTCTCTATTGCCGGTAAAAGTGAAGTAACGCCCATATGAATAAATTTCTAAACCATGTTTTGTGTTCTTTCTCCCTGTACCAATCACATTCTGAGGTAAATTACCTTTTATGATGATGTGAATCCCTTTCCCAGACGGAGAAAATTCCGTGTAACTATCAAGCGTGTCGATAATTTCCGTTGAAAATGTATTTGTCTTTCTATCCACAACACACTTATCAATATCAATCCCGATGTAATTGTCCTGACGGCTAAAAACAAAACCGATTCCGTCATAATCACCCTGGAGATAGAACTTAACAGCAGTTGCAAAGGTGCTCCATGTTCTACGGTTATTCGCTTGTGCCATGTCTCCATTTGTTTGATAAGGTACTTTCGTTGGCTTGCCATTTCGCTTCTCTGATTTCCACAATATCCATTGAGGAAGGGCTTTTAATTCGGCAGGGATATCGTTTAAACTGTATGGATTTTCTTTCATTGCGCCCTCCGATTACGTTTTTAGGTATAAAAAAGAGAAGCTGGGCAAAACCAACCTCTCTATTTAGTTATTCTTGAAGATCCCACTTGTTTAATCCAAAATAAGGGTCATCATCAAAAGGGTAAATCATCATCACCGATATTAATTGTTGGTCCTGCTTGAGCTGGTGGGTTAGCCGTTGACGGATTGTAATAGCTTGATTTCGCATAGTTATTCCCGTCATTGCCCTTTTCATGTTTTACACCAATTTCTAAATTCTTACCGATTAATTGTTTTGCCATGTCTTCACAAGAACTAAAAGCATGGTTATTCGGGAAGCCTGTAGCTAATAATAATGACTTAACAATTCCTTGTGCCGTTGGATGTTCAAAAGTGAAATTGTTATACAGCACCTTAGCCCCTTGTGATTCTTGTGGAACATCTGAACGAATTTCAAAATCAACAACCAGCATGTCTTTTTTAGCTTGTGTTAATTTAGCAACCGCATTGAGTATTACTGCCTCATATTTACCTGGCTTTGGTAACTGGAACCCTTTTACCTCTTCTACTTCATCCATTTTGAAAAATGACATATTATTTTTCCTCCTTGTTTTGAATTATTTGATTAATAATTAACTCTTCTTGTACGCAACCCTTACGCTGATCTAAATGATTCTTAGCAAAAATACTTTGATTACCTTCAAGGATAAATCCTCTTGTACCGTCAGCTTTTCGAACCAAACGAGCAACAACGTGTACAATACCCATTACATGATTAACGATTTTATCCCGGATATCCGGAACGAACTGGTTATATTGCTGCCCATCATCATGGACAATACTGCGTGTAGCTTCCCATGCAGTATAGATAACATTGGCATCCAATCCATTGAATGTTTCAACAACCTTTAAAATATGATTATCGTACAGAGCATAATCTTTTAATTCAGGCATACCGCTTTTAGTATTTTCACCCTTATTCATCAACCATAGTTTTTGATAGTGTGTAAGGTTGTCCACAAAGACATTGTCATAGTTTGCGATATTTGCTTTTGCATGTGAATAGAATTTTAGAATGCTATCATGTGGATCATCTACATTGATTTTAGCGACATCCACATTTGCATACCCTTCTAGCACCTGACTTGTACCATCGATATCTAATACCAATGTTTTGCCTGGAAGCTTTCCTGCAACAGTTGTTTTTCCGTCACCCGGCTTTGAATAAATAATGATTTTTGCTCTTTTACTTTTGGTAATTTGGGCACCGTTTGTTATTTCCAATTAATTCACCCTTTCTTTACGCATTCTGCATTAACTTACAGTTATTTCTACAATTTCAGCGATATCTACATAGTAAGGAAGATCACCGTGTTCCAATGTCCATCTGATAGCATTTCTTTTATCGGACGTATTCTTCCAGTCTCTGCTGAAAGACTTACCTGTAGAATCTTTAATTGTTACAGTAATTTCATCCTCTCGCTTGTCCATAGTTAGACCTCAACGGAATATGAGATTGATTCCGGCTTAACTGTCATACCTGGCACAATAGCGCCATTTTCATCGACTACAACCTTTTCCCCGGCTATTTCCACAATCTTTACTGCCTTTTTAAAATCTGCCCATTTCAAACTATTCTTGATGTAATCATCCATACCGTTTTCAATGACATGCTGTAGGATATCCGCTTCATTTGCTTTATCTGGAGCTTCCTTGGATTTACGAGACTTTGATTTTCCATAAGGTGTAGAAATGGTTTTAGCTTTAGGGTCCTGCGCCAATTGATTAGCATGGTAAATGGAAATCATATTTTCAAAGAATTCGAGACTGCTAGAAATCGTGGACAGTTCCCCGCGTTCCCATTGGGCAATACGTTCTCTTTCCAAATCAGCAACCTGTTTTATTTCCTTTTCCTTTGACTTTAAAGCAGACAATTTACGGAATGCCCAATTAAGACTATTAAGGTCCGTAATTTCAAACTTAGTTTCCTGTGCTTGGATTTCTTCAACTTCCATTAATTCGATTCGCTGTAATGAGTTCATTAATTTTTCCTCCCCTATTCGACAGTAATATCGAAATTTTTATTTTCTGCATGATAAGTAGCACCTTGAAATTTATATTGATTACCATCAATCCAAACCCCAAAGAGTTTGATTAATTCAATAAAATCATTAATATCTTTAGGAGCTAATGTCGGACCATCAATTTCAATTCCGCCACTAGTCCAGATAGTTGTGGATATCATTCTATTTTCCTCCAGTTGATTTTCTGTGAAATTTTGTTAAACTGAAGTTGCTAAGTATTTAACGTTTAGACTCATCCTGGCCGATGGGTCTTATTTTTTTTCAAACTCCGAATTGGCCACTTATCCGGATTGATTTTTCGTTGCTTAATAAGATAATTATTAAGGGTTGAACGATTAATATTTAATTCATCCGCCATTTTAGGAAGTGTTACACCATCCATATACATCTTGTGGAGTAAATCTTTATCAACACCATCTATGATTCTATTACCCTCTAAAGCTTCCTTTCTGCGTTCAGCAGCCAATTTGTGATTAACAGATTCGGAACTGAAATTTGTCTCACCAGTTGGGATAATAGGATATTTTTCGATATAAGCTAAGCGTTCAGATTCTGACATGTACCACACCGTAACTTTTCCAATCGACATTTATTTCACTTCCTTTTAGATGCTATATAAATGGCTACTAAACGTTCCTGCACCGACATATTTAACCACTGCTTGGGTTTGATTTTCATATGTGTCACCCCCTTATAATTCAGCTAGTTCTTGTTCTAGCCGTTGGATTTCTTCAGTAACAATTTTTTCAAAAGCAGATTTCATCTTTTCTACTAATCGATAATCCTTTTCTTCAACCCAAAATCCATGTTGATTAGCACAAAATGTAAAGCGATCTGCTTTTCTAACCTTATCCATTTCCTTAGATAAATCCTCAATCCTAAACACGATTTTACGAGCCTTCTTCGCTCGCTCTTCCATATACTCAAGGGTTTTTCTGTCCACAATTCTCACCTCCTTAAAAGTTCATCCAGGATTAATTCCAATAAAGCCTGTTGCCGTTGGACATATTCATCAATTTCATTGCCACCAGCTACATGTGAGCCAATACGTGATTCTGCATCTTTGGCTAGGTTAAACAAATCCATATCTGATAATTGTGGAAGACTAGCTTTCCAGTAATCTAGCATTAATTGATACCTGGTATTTGGATATTTAATAACTCAAGAGTCTTTCTAACTGCAAACTCAATTTGATTACTTTTGGCATTAGCTTCGTAAAATTTTAAAACCTTTTCCTCTGGACTTTCTTCCAATTCATACCCCACATACAAGGCTGTGCAAAGTGTATCTAAATCCAAATCGTTTAATGGTGCCTGTTTGCCATCCCATATATTTGTTGAATGCCATTGCACTACATTCGCCTTATCCCCACCACCTATTTCCAGTGCAGCTTCTAACGCTTCAACTTCCTCTTTAGCTAACAAAACTTTTTCCATTTACTTTTCTCCTCCTTCAAAAATCCACTTTTCTAATACAAACCTGAAAAATAAAGGACCCACAATACAGATAGCAGCAGCCATTTCCATATGCAATCAACTCCTTTAGTATTCATACTTTCGTTCCTCAAATTTCGCCATGAAGCGAAAAAGAGGAGCTCCACTGGAGCTAGGTAGTACTGAATATTCTCGAAGTGTGACATTACTTAGTTTTTGGTATCTTGTAAATACCTAATTCTTTGTCCCAAACCATTTCATTTTTCTTGTCTCTTGGAAGTAGATAGATACCTAATTCTTTGTTCCATATCATCTTGTTTTTATCTTTCATTTTCATCAATCCTCCAATTTTATTTCTGTCACAATTTTTGTCATTGGAGCAACTAAATTACATACCGCTTATATTCAACGGTTTCTATTGTGTAATCTAATTTGCCATAATCGATATTTCTTGCTTTGAGAGTATCGATCAGTAATCGTTTAATTTTTAAAAGTTTTGTTAATGTTTTTTGACGTTTTAGTTCATCGTTATTAAGCCATTCACATACTTGGATATAGAATTCAGATTGAATTAATTCCTCTGGAACTACATCCTTAAAACGATTCTTGAATATTTCTTTTGTGGGAGCCATTTGAAAACGAAATCCAGCAACATTACTACTAAATCCAACTTCACAACCAATTTCTGTCTGCATATGCACCAAAACTGACAATTGCTGAATCTCACCGATTAACCGACTTGCTTTTAAAATGTAATCGTTCATCTTTTTTCCTCCTCCTTAAGTGTTAAAACCGTAACCAAATTCCCGTTTCTTTTTTCAACTCGACGATCATATGAATGGCTAAAAACGGATTCAGGCTTTTGGTTTACCCAGGAACCAGATGCATTGAGTAATTCTGAAAATCCAGTTGGTACCGGAACTTGATGACCGTCTAATGACATTCCAGTAATTGTGATATTCATGAATGCCCCCTTACCTTTAATGAAAAACTAAATTTGTGGAAAACTAACCTGTTTAAAAAAATTCTCTTGAAATGAGAAGTTTACTTTAAAAAAATAGATGGATCTACGTCCAATCCCTTGCAAATCTTACCGAAATCTTCTGCATTTATCTTGCATTCACTATTAATTAAACGATAGAACTTTTTTTCTGGAATATCAGCCTTTTCAGCAACAAAATTAAATTTTAATCCATTAGATTCTATATATTTCCTAAGTCTTTCATTGATGCTCATTTTTTCACCCCGTTTCGCTTTTAGTGAGAACCTTATGACTTAACTATAATTCTCTCCAAAAGAGAAGTCAAGAAAAAAATCTATTATTTGGAGAAATATTTCTTTGATATTGAGTAACGTTGTAAAATGTTCTCAAAGGGAGGGAAAATACATGTCAACCTTAGGGGAACGATTAAAGATCGCCAGAGATAGAAAAGGATACAGTCAAACCGAAGTCTATCGACGTACGAATATTAACAACAAAACTTTAAGTAAATATGAAAAAAACGATACAAAGCCTGATATTGAAACCATTACTGCTTTAGCGGATTTTTATGAGGTAAGTATTGTATGGTTAATGACAGGCGAAACTTCTACATCTTCATCAATTAAAGATGAGACGGATATTGCAAAGCGTATGGAGCAAATAAGAAAAGATTTAACCAGTGAAGATGGACTTTTATTTAACGGGGAACCCATGAGTGAAGAAGCTGTGGAGTCATTAATGGAAGCCATGGAACATGTAGTTCGCCAAACACAACGCATTAATAAAAAGTACATTCCTAAAAAATACAGAAGTGATGAAAACGACAAGTAAGGGATGCGAGGCGATTTAGTTGAGCTGGATTAAAGACGAAGTAATTAAATTATGCAACAAGTATAAATCGAACGATCCATTCGAACTCGCATCTATGATGAATATCCACATTGATTGTTTGAATATGCATGAAGAGATTAACGGTTTTTATAAATATGACCGAAGAAATAAATATATTGTTATCAACTCAAACTTAATGGATGAGATGCAGCGCTTTGTATGTTCACACGAATTGGGACATGCTGTATTACATCCCAGGGCAAACACTCCATTTTTGAGAAAAAACACGTTATTTTCCATTGATAAAATTGAGATAGAAGCAAACAGATTTGCAATTGAACTATTAATCCCAAAGGATATAGATATACAAAACTCAAATTTATCAATCTATGAATTAACAAAACTATGTGGAATACCAAATGAACTAGCTTATTTAATTAAAGCTAATTTTTTTGGGAATAAAACCAAACATACATTCTTGTAAAAAAGGAGACATCAACATGAGAGCAGCAATTTATATAAGGGTCAGTACACAAGATCAGATTGAAAATTACAGTATTGAATCTCAGAAAGAACGCTTAGAGGCATATTGCAAATCTAAAGGCTGGACAATATATGACACATTTATTGACCCTGGCTATAGTGGATCTAACACAGACCGTCCAGCCTTACAACGGTTAATATCAGACCTAAAAAACATCGATGTGGTTTTAGTTTATAAGTTAGATAGATTATCTCGTTCACAAAGGGATACTCTAGATTTAATTGAAGAACATTTTCTCAAGAACAATGTCGAATTCGTTTCAATAACAGAGACTCTAGATACGTCCACACCGTTTGGTAAAGCCATGATTGGTATTTTATCGGTCTTTGCTCAATTGGAACGTGAGACCATCACAGAACGCATGAGAATGGGCCTTATCAAGAGAGCAGAGGAAGGATATCGTAGTGCTGGGGGGAATTATGATCCAGCTGGTTATGGCCGTAAAGATGGTGAGTTATTTATTAAAGAGGACGAAGCGCTGCATATAAAGACTGCATACGACCTATATGAGCAATACCATTCCATCACTAAGGTTCAAGCTAGACTTAAGGAATTAGGCTATCCAGTGTGGCGGTTTAGACGTTATAACGACATCTTAAGGGCTAAACTTTATTGTGGGTATGTCAGCTTTGCAGGAACGCACTATAAGGGGCGCCATGAGTCTATAATAACCGAAGAACAATTTGACCGTGTCCAAGTCCTATTGTCGAGGCATAAAGGTACCAATGCACATAAAGCGAAAGAAAGTTTATTATCCGGATTAATTGTTTGTGTGTGTTGTGGGGAAAATTATGTGACATATCAAAGTAGAGATAAAGTGAAAAAGGATAAGTATTACCGGTATTACATTTGTAGAGCAAGGCGATTTCCTTCAGAGTACGATGAAAAATGCACGAACAAAACATGGAATTATAAAAAGTTAGAAGTATTAATTGTGGAAGAAATCAATAATTTGATTATTGATAAAAAAACAGAGAATAAAAAAACATCTAAAATCGATTATGTAAAATTAATCAAAAAAGCCGATGAAAAAATGGAGCGCACTCTCAATTTGTATGTGGAAGGTAATGTTCCAGTTGCATTGCTTAACAAACAGATTAATACCATTGAAGAAGAGAAAATAGAATTGCAGAACAAAATGGAAATACAAGAAATGCATCTTAATACAGTTATATCGGAAAAAGACTTAAAGCAATACACAATAGATCTTCATGCTGCTGATTTTTCGACACGACAAGCCATTATTCAAAAGTTAATAAAACAAATTATTATCAATGGTGATAGTGTAGACATCGTCTGGAATTTTTAATACCTATTACTTATGTATACATATCCGGCTATTCACACCGCCAGTTATGTATACATAAGTTTTATTTAGGGTATGAGAAAGGAATATTCTTTCTTCTAATGAACGACTACTTGCGGGCAACGAGTGCATATTTTCTTCTTTTTCTTCCCGCCTTGTGATTTGTAATAAACCCCACACTCTTTGCACGCAACATACTTTCTACCATCGATTTTAATTTTTATAGTCATCGTTTTTCCTCCTAAAATTTTGTTTATATAAACCCTCACTCTAAACGGCATTTCCTACTTGCTTGAGCACGTTTAGAATAAGAGGGGATACCTGAATTAAGACATACCCTAATGCGCTATTCTGAATAGCAGTCCAAGCCCTTTCCGAGTTTCCCATCATGAAGAAGAAACATGAGCCGACAATAATTACTGAAGCTACTGGAAATGATAATGCCACTAATATATCTACCACTGGATCGAGTACGTGAGCCAGAGCTGATAAAGTTTGTTCTCCCATCCATTCCTTTGCAGTTACTTCAATAGCTATTGGAGCAGTTGAAGCTGCAACCGCATTTGTACCAGTAGTCATTGCAAAAGCCTTCATCCCGAAACTTAAAGTACCAACAGTTCCTAAAGTTGCGATAGGGAGTGCTGCTGTAATCGCTAATTTTGTAGCGTTTTTCATAAGCTTTCGTTTTCTTTCTTTATCATTAACTTTATAGTCACCATTCATAAACTCATTGAATTTGATTGTTTTTGCTTTTCTCATTGTCTCCAACTCCTTATTTGATGTCAGTAATAGTGTAAACCCCATAAGGCAGTCCTTTGCATAACTCAACTAGCTTCTTTTTCCTTAATTCCGTGGTAGTTAACCATATTAACGGCGGTGCATAACCTAATTTATTTTCCATACCCTTGTTTTTATAAAGTCCTCTGTACTTTTCAATCTTGTTTCTGTTTTCTTTCATGGTCTGCTGATAATCAACCTCAAGAATGTGATACTTTCCATTTGATTTAAACCAGGCATCACAGATAACAGTAAATTCACCGTCTGATAGTTTCATCTCGTTTCTCCATTCACTAGGAAAACCTGAATAGATATAAAATTGATTTCGCATAAGAACGTGATTTACAAAGTTAGTCTTTTTTCGCACCTTCTCAGATGTTACATACTCTCGACCTTGTTTATTGAGATAATAAATAGTTGAATAGTCTTCACGATATTTTTCAAGATAGTTGGATAGTTGGCTGAGGATTCGATTAGTATTGCGGATTGTGCCGAGTCTGTGGATTTTATTTAATTGATCTCTGTCAAGATAATCTAGTTTCTTCAAGCTTAAAAGTATCTTTTCTTGTCTTTGGTTTAGGGGTTTCACCTTTTAAAACCTCCTTTTTCTCGATGATAAATGGTTCTATTGTTTTTTCTATATCCTTTGGTGTAATTAATGGAGTCTGAACAATTACACGTTCATCTGCCATTTGATATATTGCTCTTCCTTTTATTTTTGGTAATGACTCTGCCCCCTCAGTGTCAAGTACAACCCTAGATGCTGTTCCAGACTGTACACGGAAACAAAGTTTAGCGTCACTATTTTGTTTGCATTGGCGAGGGATAATGTCACCTGTTCCATATTGAGTTGCTAGTATGAGCCTAAAACCTAACCCTGCTCCCAATCGTGATATTTGACTCATGTATTTTTGACATTCCTTTTTCAAGGCTTTTTCCTCTCTTGAAACTGCTTCATCTGGGTTTAATTCTCCCACTTCATCAATAATGATAAAATGACGTTCGGTTATACCAGCATCTTCAACCTTTTTCTTCCCTGCTTTTTTGAGGACTTCTTGTTTTTTTCTCATAAGATTATAAGCATTTTCAAGGGTTTCAAGTGCCTCCTCCGGATCATATGCGATTGATACAGTTTGCTTAATGTTTTCATAGTCGCAGAGTTCAACCCCGCCTTTAAGGTCAATCAAATGGAATTTAACGTTGGCAGGCTGCTGTCTTAACAATGAATTAATAATGCAGTTGATCAAGTTAGATTTACCGTATCTTGTCGCACCTCCAAAGCAAATGTGAGGGATTTTTTCAAAGTCATGATATATCAATTTATTTCTATCCCTAGTTACTCCGAATACAACTTTCCAATCCTTTCCTTCTTGAAATTTAACCTCAGTAGGCAACGGTTCATTGTAGACTCTAATCTTTAATAATCCGTCATACAACATCTCTATTTCTTTGTTATCAGTGAGTTTTTTCGTATAGACACCTTTTATGTTACTAATGATATTTCGGTCTAATTTCAACGATTTGAGGTCTTTAAATTGAAGTCTAACTGATCGAGTATTTATTCCTGCCTCGATTGTTCTTTGTTTAGATAGATAATCCTCAAAACTCCTTCCCAAAGGAATTCGATACCGGTACTCAACTCCCCAATCATAATTTTTCCTTTTTAATTGTTGAGCAGTTAAAGTTCGATTTCCGTCTTTCACATTTAGTCCACTCAATGCAAAAACTTTGTTAATCTTTTTGGATTCGTTCCCTATTCCGTTTTTTGATTGATATGCCTTCAGAGAAATTGCTGACATTAAAATAGTTGTTGCTACTTCAAAAAACAAAATGATTTCCTCCTTTCAACGCCACCTCTTTAGTAATTACATAGTAATTAGTTGCATCAATAAGGAAGATGATTTTTTAGGTGTAAACGATTGATAATTCGACATCTGGAATATTCCTAGGAAGTATATTGAGGCGGTCTTTTAACTGGTTTAATAAATGGTATGGTGCATGGATTGTCCGTTATTCCTATCTTTCACAAGAATTTTTGTAAATTAAAAATAAAATTATGAAAGGTTTTTCATTAACTTGTATCGAATTAAAATATTGGGTGATTGAATATGGTAATAAGTTTAATAGGGCATTGGATTAGAAAGTCTCCATACAAGAGGCCTGAAATTGAAAAGTATATGGGAGTTTCCAGAAACACCTTATCTAATTGGTGCACAGGTAAAAACTACCCTTCGATTCCACAGGCATTGAAACTTGCAGCATTATTAAACGTAAAGGTAGATGATCTTTATGAATTAAAGGAGGAAGAAGAGAATGGATATAAATAAAGTCATCGCCGGGGCATACGAAGGTCAAAGAATTAAAATGGTAAAAGGCAGAATGGTTATTGGAGAAATTCAAATCAATAAAGAGACTGTAGAGCGTTACGAAATCATGAATGAAGACAGCAACACTACCAGGATTACTACAGGTAACACTAAAAAGAGTATGGTTGGAGCTGGCACAAAAGGAACAGTAGGTGCTGTTATCGGTACAGCGATTGCACCTGGTATCGGCACACTTATTGGGGGCGCAGCAGGAGTAACAACTTCAAAGAGTAAAAACAAATCTACTACAAAGGAAGTAACTGCTAAGGAAATGCTTGTTGCTATTTATTTTGTAAATGGTCAAGAATCATTAGTGAAATTGGACGGACAGTATTATGAAGAGTTTTTACGAGGAACCTTTAGTGAATCAATAATGCAAAAGAAAAAACAAAAGCAACCAAAGGATCCAAATAGAAATAATTATGCTCTAAAGGTTATTGGATGGTTTTTTCTCCCTTATATAATGCTTTTAGTTTTTTGGAAAAAACTCAATATAAAATATAGACTTCTTGGGGCTGGATGGTCCATTATATCACTCATAATTACAATCATAGGTAGGTAATTATGATATCCATCCACATACACTACATATCAAATGGAAATAAAGTTTTACAGCGTGGACAATTTCCTCTTAAAGGGAAGAATAAAGAAGAAGTTGCGCTGGCATTTTTGAAGTGGATAAAACGAGAACATCCTTATGAATGTGAAATTGAAATGGTGATTGTGGATGGCGAGGATATAACCGAATTAGTTAAGAAATTGTAAAATGCCCCTCTCGATTAGGAGAAGGGCTTTTCTTAATATTGGATTTATCCACGTAGTTTCTTTAAAAGCTGAGTATTCTGTATGGAAGTACCGGAGTAGTTCTTAATTCCGTGCTTTGCAGCAAGTTTTTTTCGGTTAGCCAATGAAGAGTCTTGGCCAATTGATTTGAGATAATCCACTACAGACGTAGTTTTTAAATCGCCTTTTGGTTGTGGTTTTGGTGCTGTCGATGTTTTTGGAGCAGATCCACTACGCATTTTGTTTAGCAACTTAGTATTTTGAGTAGCAGTACCAGTGTAATTGCTAATGCCGTATTGTTTTGCTAATTTTTGACGATTAATAAAGGATGAATTAACTCCAATGCTTTGCAGGTACTCCACAATGCTGTTTGTTTTCATATCGGCTTTTACCGTTGTCTCTTTTACTTGAATCTGTGGTGTCGTAGTTGGCTCAGGTACGATTCCAGCATTAAGTAACACTTTAACATCTGCACGGAACGTATCCATACTCTTACCGTGTTTAGGGAACCAGTGCATAACGTCAGCATGGTTGGAAGCAATACCTTTCTTATAACCTTCACAGTGAGTATCAATATCTTTCTCAGTAAGGTCAAACTCTTTACATAAATATGCGAATAGCTCAACCGCTTCCAGGTAAACCGAATCGAAATAGTCCTTATCTTTAAGGTCGTCCTCACAAATTTCTACATGAACATGAGTATTGTTAGAACTGCCTCCTCCACCCCATCCACGATGATTCCAGTCTAGAGTTTGATAAGTTGCAATCTTACCTTCTCTATCTTTACCAATAAATCCATGTACACATACTTCTCGTCCACCCGGCTTAGGTTGATTCCAATGGTTTGGACTAATATCACCTAATTCTGGGGCATCAACATAACGACTCAACTTTGGATTATTCGCACCTGTAGAGTGTAGCATAAGTTTCTTTACTTTAATCTTTTTACCAGCTTTGTAACAATCATTCTTGGTTAGGATACGTTTTTTTAAATTCATTATTTAACCTCTCCCTTTTCAAAATAACAAAAGCCACTCCGAAGAGCAGCTTATTTTGCATTAGTTAATCCTTTTTCTTTTAATACTTCTTTTTGCCTTTTGCCTTTTGTTGTCACATAGTTGTTTTTAAACCATGCCCATGTCGATGCTGCAAGTGTAAACACTGTGGATAAAAAAGCTGTTTGCTCCTCCGCCGTGCCTGGTATCTCATACAATCCAGAACTAGTTAAAAACTGATTAAGCAAAGCAATTACTAAAACAATGGTCCTGATTAATGTACCTCTGTCCATCTTACTCACCCCCTTTATTTTCTAGTGAATCCACTCGCTTATGGAGAGACTTGTTAGATTCATCAATTTTCGCAACCTGAATACTAAGCTCGCCGATTTTTCTATCGCTCGCTTTTTGGTCGAGTCGAATTTCATCCACACCTTTACTTATATAACTAAGCTGCGCTTTTATCTCAGCATCCTGACGTGTATCTGTTTTTGTCTCTTTTTGCTTGTTAAACTGATAAGTAAGGAAGCTTAAAAACAAGCCTCCAATTGCAATTAGTACACCGATTTCAATTGTCACTCCGTCACCGACCTTTCCTAAAATAAAAAGAGCCCCAGAGGACTCTACATAACGTGATACTTTTTAAATGCTTGTTGCTTACGCTCCTCTGACACATTGGCATACACCAATGTAGTAGATGGATTGCTATGCCCCATTAGATGCTGTAAATCAGTCAATTCAATGCCAGCATCCATTGATAACGTAGCAAATGTATGTCGCATAACGTGTGGATGCAATTTCTTCTTAATTTTTGATGCTTTTTCGATTTTCTCAACTTCCTCCTGGATAGATCTGTTACTTAATCGCCCATAGGGTCTTTTACCAGCCACAAAGAGCGCTTCGTTATCATCTTTCCTGCTTTTTAAATACCTGTCCAAAAACCGCAAAGCCTTAAATGATAAGTAGACTACTCGTTCTTTGTCACCTTTCCCGATAACCTTACAACTCATGGTTTGTAAATTAATATCATCTCTGTTTAGACTCGCTAGTTCTGACAATCGGCATCCTGTGGAGTAAAACACTTCAATGAGTGCCCTTTGTCTTTGCGTTTTACATGCTTCTCGGACTGTTTCTAATTCTTCGATGCTTAATCCTTTAGGAAGTCGCTTTGGCTTTTTAGGTAATTTTATTTTAAGTGTTGGATCACGTAGCAAAACTTCTTCTTTAACAAGCCACCCAAAAAAACTTTTAAGCACCGACAACTTTTGTCCGATGGTACTCATTTGAGCCTTATCAAAAGAGGCTAAATATGCTCTAATGTCTGCCGTAGTAACTCTCACCGTTGCTTTTTGGCAATGTTGACTAAACAAATGGAGCTCGCCTTTATACCCTTTGATTGTCTTTTTACTAAGACCTTCAATCAACTTTGACGATAGATACAATTCAATCTTTTCTGGAATGTCTTTTTCTAGTTGTAAATCTGATTTTCTTTCTATGTTGTAGTTACATAAAACCTCTTCTAAACGGACTGATAAGTTATTTAAGTCTATGTCCGGGATGATGGTACTAATGATAGTATTTAAATCATTCATTAACCGACTAGTATCGTTTGACATCTTAACTCTCCTCCTAACGATTACTCGTTTTTCGTGTAATTTAATAATAACATTACACTTTTTTTGAGTAAATAGGACTAATTACACGTTTATCGTGTATAATCTTTTCAGGAGGGATAAAATGGTGAAAGTGAAATCTAATTTACAGTCAATCATTGATGAAAAAGGTCTTTCTGTATTAAAGGTGTCAAAAGATATTGGATATCGCTATGAATCAGTTCGTCAGATGTATAATGACGATAATAAAGTCTACCCAAGAGAATTACTCACAAAACTTTGCGCATACTTAAATGTAACACCAGGAGATTTACTCTTATTAGAAAAAGAGCAATCGGAGTAATTCCGCTGCTCTTTTTTTGTTACTTTTTTTATTGATGAGTTACCGCACACTTTCTTCCAAAGATGAAGTTACAAAAATAAACACTACACTTTCTTTTGTTTTATAGTAAAATAAAACATGCTTTGAACAAACTAAGGAAGGAACCCTTAATTCATGAAAATTTATACCACAGACCACTTTACAACCAATATACTTTTCTTACTTGTATTTTTATACCTTTTAACCTCTTTGCAAATTCTAACGCCATTTACATCTTTATTTAGGTTTTCTTTGATTTTCTTTATTACTTGCATTTTTCTATTAATCCTAAAAAAGAAGCCCCACATTAAAGTAAGAGATATTTACTTCTTTTTACCAATTATTTTATTTCAAATATTTTATGTGTTACGGTCATCAACATACACAGATGTAAATGCTTATACTTCGATATTTTATCAGGGTTTCTTTTTCCTCCTTCTATTTGTAGTGTCATCACTCGTCTGGAAAAAGGACCAAATAAAAACTTTATCAACAATATCAATTGCGCTATTTGTAGTTTTATTAATATTGGCAATTATAAAAACTCAAGCAATAAACCCTAATACTATTGGAGCGTATGCATATTTTCTCTCATTCTTCCCATTACTGTATTTTATCGAATATAAAAGTAAATTGATAAAACCATTCCTTGTGATTTTTTTAATAACGCTTTCTGCGTATTTGATATTTTTGTCAAACTCGAGATCTGTTCTTGTATGCGTAGCATTCTCTATAATAACATACAAATTATGGAGCATAATTACCAAGAGAAAACTATTATATAGACTATATTTTTTCATGATATTAATATTTAGCTTTCTTTTTACAACGGTATATCCGAAAATTAATACATTTAACTTCTATAATGACCTTGAATTTTTAATGTACAAATATACCGGGAAGAACCTTTTATCTGGTAGAGATTATATTTGGAATATACTTCTCGATTTGATTAGCAATAAATTATGGTTGGGGTACGGTGCTGGTGCATTACCTAGTCATTTCTTTGACACAGATTTATCGTCTCATAATTTATATCTTCAAATATCTCTACAAGTTGGAATACTTGGGCTTATTTTATTGTTGATATTTTTATATTTCATCTGGATGAAGTTACGGCTTAGCCTTAATGATAAAAAAACAGCGTTAGTTGCTTCTTATTTCGTTGGCATAATAATATACCAACTATTTGAAATTACCTTAACTCAAAATAACTTTGGTTTGGCTATTATACAGTGGTTAATTATAGGGTTAGGTCTAAGTCTTAGCTTTAATAAAAGGCAATAAACTTTTTATAAATAAAGGGTTTTTGCCTTTTATTTTTTAATAATTTGATATGTGAAAATTATTTCTTCACTAATTCTAGTTTATAACTAGTAAACGTTACGCTTCTGTTCTCGATTTTGTTTCTACTGTACATATCATAAAAAACAACTTTAAAAGGTTGGCTGACGAAATTCCCCTCATCCAAAACTCGAACCCTCGTTCCCTCTATCATAAAATCAACGTACCCTTTATCAATATCCCATTCAAGAATAACATCGTGAGGGTCAAGAAAATTTATATTTTTTAAAATTGGTTTGATAATTGATGTAAATCCATTTTTCAAAATTTGTGCATCCACAGTTTGTTTTCCTGGAACAGTTCCATCATCTTGAAAACGAAAAAGAATATGTTCGGTAAAACTCACTCTAAATCCAAAATAATTAGTCACCATCGTGTTTTCCAAAAACGCAATATCTTTTATTGTCAATTTTACTTTACTGTAGTCTAAAGGATTAATTATAAAAGAACTTTCCCCAATATATCTACCGACATCTCTGTTTTGCGTTGTTGCAGTTAACTTATTATTAGGAAAAGATGACACAACTGTTACACCTAAATTGTTGTTCCCTCCCGCATTTGTAATATAAGAAGGAATAGAACCACTTGAAAAATCTTCTTTTAAAATCTTTGTTTTTTTATCTTCTGGAGTCAGAAAGATACTCATGCTAACTGCACCTCCATCTTAGCAACAGCAATACCGTTTTCCGTTCCCCCGTAACCGTAATACATGTACAAAACACCTTCATCATACAAAAAAGTTGGTGATAAAACATTAGCGTAGTCGTAAGTTCCTGTCGTTCCCTTTTCAAATACTATACCAATACTCTCGTATGTCTTTAAGTCCTTAGAAATAAGCCCATATAAACTATTGTCATCTCCACGATATACAATGACGAAAAAACCTTGCCAATAGAAGATTGTTGGTGAAAATGCTCCCCTTGATGATGGCTCATTGATATATAATGGTTCATCAAATAAATTCCAATGGTATCCGTCGTTTGAATAACAAGCACCAATAGAGGCAGTAACAACCCCAGTTTCTTGATTAGTTGCATTACCATTCGCCTGATAAACTCCATAGTAAGCATTGCCTACTTTAATCGATCGTACATAACTAACAGATTTTCCGTTCCAACGATTGATATGTCCGTTTGATGATAAAACAGGACTGCTTCCATACGGTATAAAATTAACACCATCATCAGAAGTCCATAAACCCGTGAATTGTTGATCTCCCGTTGCTAATGGAGAGTGTGTATATAATAATACTTTATTGTTTACCTCATCAAAAAACACATCTGGAGATGATACATGCGATTTAGCCCAAGTTAGCATATTAACATTTATAATTGGAGTTTCAGAATACAATGTCCATTGTCCTTCAGGAGTAGGGGATGTAAACAACCAACAACCTTCGTTGTCATGGCTGCATGCGTATAAATAGTATTTATCAATGGGATTAGATAAATATTTATATGCAGGAAACACCGCCACAAATTGAAGCGAATAATATGCACCCTGTATTGGTGTTGTAGGTACATAACTTTTAATAATCAAAGGATTGTTAGTCGACCTTGTTAATTTAGGAAAGCTAAAAACATTTTTATTAGTCAATGCAACCGACATACTTTCAGCTTCTATTAAATTTTTACCTTTTATTGTTTCTATCTTCGTCACACTTTGTGCCAATTGTGAGGAAAAACTTTCTAATCTTGCGTTAAGATTCTCCTCTGGACCACGGGCTATTTCTACCTCTTCTTTAATCGAGTTAACATGATGTGTATTATCCACAATTTGTTGTAAATCCACCGTACTCAATACGTTAGCAGCTTCTATTGTTTTTTCGATGATTGGCAAATCATCACTCGATATGATGCTTGTATTAACGATCGATTCTCTAACCAAAAAAGTAAATTCTGCTGTTTCAGCAACCAGACCACCATTTTCATCCGTGATTGAAATTTGAGCTCGCACATTACCTTTTATGGCCAATGCTTGAGTAGTCAGTATGATTTGTATTTTACCATTTGTTGCATCTGAAATTGTTATTCCTGTCGTTTCGTCTTGATAAACACTGTTATTATCTGGCTTTTTAAAAGCTGCTTTAACTTTTTTATTTGATAGATCTAGAGGAATATCATTTTCGGTTAAGTTAACAATCAAAATCGCAGTTTTAACATCCCCCTGTGAAAAAACAGGTGTTTGTTGTTTGGAGTTGTTGGCTTTAATAGTATCAACATCGATTGTAAACTTTTTTAATAAATCCTCAGCCATGGTACACCTCCTCAAAATAAAAATATAATCTACTCTGTGTAAGATTTTTTAAAATTCAACAACAGCACGTATACAAACATCGTTAGCCGTACCAGATGCATCATCATTTGTATCTACCCCAGTTATAGTTGTGTTGGTAATTGACAATTCTTTGTTTGCTGAATAGTTATTAACACTATTGGATGTTGGTACGTTAAACAGCATATTCCCTCCAGGTAATGCGTTTTGGATTTTGTGGATGGGCGTGTGAACCCATTGGTAGTTGTTTGCTGTCCCGGGACTACCTGGATCGTAGTCCGACCATATCAGCATCCAACCGCGTTGGCATTCTGAAAGTTTTTTAGTTGGCGTGATAGTTTGCGCCGACGTTGGATATAATGCACCTTGCCATAAAATATTTTCTGCATTAAGTGCTATTTTCAAAGCATCTACTAGTGCTTTAGCTTCATCGTACTGTTTTTCTAAATTATTCATGTTTAGAGCTGTAAGAGGGGTTCCAGATTCAATTATCTGCCCTTCAGCTGGGATAAGAGTAACTGTACCATCTGGGTTATTTTGTAGATTAAAAGTCAATGGTTTTTCTACGACTCTATCTTTCCAGTTTGTTTTTATATAAGCCAATTAAATTCCACCTCGACTTTCCGTAATACCTGATAAATACCCTTCATAGTTAAATTCTTGCTTATAAATTCTTGTCTGTTTCTTTGCGTCAAAACTATCTTCTACGAGTATCACATCCGCGCATTCTAGCGCTGGGTTTTGTCTCCAATTAGTCTTGTAAATCAAATTGTAATTACTCTCCCGGATAATCCATTCTGCTACTTGCCTTGCCAAGTATTCGGTATTAATAAGAGGGTTGTCTATTGAAAAGGAAGTACCGTTTTTACCGTTAATGGCTTCATTAATAAAAACTACCTCTCGATCACTGGTACCTTCATAAATTTTAACCACTACTTCGTATATTGACTTATCCAGCGATATGTCCGGGGGCTCAAATGTGTTCTCGAAATCAATGAGCTTCATGCCGAAACCATCCGTAATCAATGGATAAGGTTGTCCAAAATAATAGGGTTGTCCAACATATGTTAAGTAGTTGCTGCTAGCGTCTAAATGAGCAAAGGGTTTAACTACAACTGTACCGTTTCGGTCTTGATACACGGCAGCTCTACCAGCGATGCCGATGTGTTGGAGGGCTGTCCTACTGTCTAACCTTTCTTTAAATCCAGCTGTGGTTATAACTTTTAAACTGTCATCCACCACATAATCAGTAATTCCGGCTTTTATTAATACATCTTCCGCTAAGTTGTAGAGAGTGCTGCTAGCAGTGTTTTCATAAGACACTTCACTCAGCAGGTCAAATACATCGCGAGCAATCAAGGATATACTCATTGCTGCCGTTTCGTTTTTCCATTCGGACAAAAAATAGGTACCCATTGGCACCCACTCAGATAAAAATATTGGTTCTGTTTCCAAAACGATTTCCACATAATCTGTGTATAGACTCGATCTAATCTTCGCTGGTCCGCCATAAACCATAAAGTGCATATAGCCACCCTCATCAATGTAAGGATCATCTACAATTAGTTGAGTAAGCTCAACACCATTTGCTGTATTTTCAACACCGGAACCCCAACTTGTTCCGTTCCAGTTAGTTAACGTTGCTTTAGTCCCTACCGCCACTCCATATCCAAACCAATTACAAGTACAACTTTTTAGATAATTTTGAGCAATAGCAACTTTATCAGCAATTGTAGTTTTACCTTGCCATATGACTTCTCCAAATTTCTCTGTTAGAAGTCTTAAGATATCAAATGCAAATTTTTGCTGTGGGGTATTATTCAGATTTGTAGTTATGGTATAAAGATTAGTACCATCAACTTCTTTCAAACTGTTAAATTCGGATTGTAAACCTAACTCCCACCACTCATCGCTATTTCCAGGGTGTAGACTACTTGAAAAAATATGATGGGCTTTATTGCTATTTTCAACGTTGCTACCTACAATCTTTCCTTTAAAGTCCGATACTAAGATGTCTGCAGGGAAATCAGCATAAATCAAACCGAATTCCGCTTCAATTTTTGGTAGACTTGCAATGATTTCATGCATGTTTTGTAATCTTAATATATTAAACTCACCATTAAAATTATCCAGGGTCACTTTAATCTCATTGGATGGCAAAGTCTCATTTATAGTGTTCATTTCCTCTAAAATATTTAAATTGATGATGGTATTATCATCATAAGTCTTGGTAGTACCGTATAAAGTAAAATGTATCCTGGCATTAATTTGGCGAATAGGTGCGTAAATAGCATCTTTATAATTGCGACTCATATCAAGCATATTTACCCACCTACCTTTCAATTAAATCAAATTTAATATCTCTATATCGGGGGATTCCATTTTTAAAATCCAGCATCCCTACACTTCTGTCTCCACAATAAAATGTACCTGTCCTGTAATTGTTTAGTTGTGGATCCATATAAGTAACAGTAAAAAAGACAGGATTAACGGCATTTAATACCTGACTTAATTCTGTCCTGGATAGGTACGAGTATGAAAGTTCCAATTTACGTTTAGTTGCAATTCGCTCAATGATCATTGTTCCTTTTGCGTTACGTTCTGCCTTACTTAAATCCATTATTCCGACTTGTAACTCGCTTGGGGTAGGTAAATCAACCCCACCAATGCTAACTAGTGCCATTTACCCACCTCCTATACTGAGCTTAATCTCACATTATTTCCTACACGTTTGTTTTCCTGATCTAAATAGGGTTTGATTAATCTCGCTAAGGTTCGGCCATCAAGGTTCAAGATAACATCTCCGCTATTACCTCCAGAATTATTAAATTGATTTGCCTGCATTACAGCTGTGCCGACTGCAGATGCAATCATATCCTTTAAGTCGGATAATGGAGATACAACCTCTTGACCGCCTGGGTTGTCACCAATCATTGCTAATGTTGGACCGTTCGTGATACCTCCCTTTGCTAGAGCAGGGATTGTATTTATATTTATACCAAAACTTTTACCGGCACCTACTGGAGACCAGTCTGGTATCTTTATGCTTAGACTATTCAATCCGCGAATAACTGTATTGACCATATCAATAATCCAATTTAACGGTGTTTTGACCAGACTGTACAAACTATTAAACACTCCACCGAAGATATCCTTTACCCCGTTCCAAGCTTTGCGCCAGTTCCCGGTAAAAACACCTGTGATGAAATTCATTAACCCACCAAAAGCCGTTGATAAACCATCAATAATACCTTTAATCCCTTTAAAAGCTGTTGATAGTTGGCCAGCCATAAAAGTGGATAAAGGTTTGAAAACATTTTTCCAAAGGAATGTCAATACAGATGTTAATGTTTTAAAATTTACGATTAATTTAGCACCTATATATTGGGCTAAAGGGGTAATAACATTCTTCCACAGAAAACTCATGACTGCCGAAATTGCTTCGATTGCTGGCTTAAAGTTAGATTTGAAGAATGCACCTAACGGCACCATAACATTTTTCCAAAACGATGTAGCTACAGTCGATAAATTTTTAAACGCTGTATTTAATACATCTTTTAATACGGCAGCAAGAGGGACAATAACTTGTTTCCAAAACGTTTTAAGATAATTCCCCAAAGGCACTAAAGCGTTTTTCCAAAGCCATTCAGCCGCTTGTTTTACCTTTTGCCATGCATCTACAAAAACTGTACCCAAGTATTTACCAAGAGGTATTAAAGCATTTTTCCATAGATCAATAGCTACTTGCTTTATTTTTTGTAAAATCTTATTCACAAAATCTCTAAATTTATCATTTGTGCGATAGAAATAAATGAATGCTGCTGTGAGTGCTGCAACTGCCACTACGATTAAACCCACTGGACCAGTTAAAAACAACATTGCAGCTCGTAAACCTTTCATTACTTTTGTACCTAAAGCAACAATTTTATTCCACACTTTGAGAGCTGTGGTCGCACCCTTTGTGGCGATTAGATACGTCGCATAGCCTGCAACAATACCTCCTAACACAGAAATGATAATATCGCTATGTTTTTTAATAAAGACGCCAACACCTTTAAAAAAATTGCCTATTGCCTTAAAGACTGCTTTCACTTTATTCGCAAAAGCTTGGATTTTCTCATCGATTTTAGAGAAGGCACCTTCTGTGGATCCTGTATCTATTGGTATGTCAACACCGCCGCCACCTGATCCTGCACCGCCATCCGCTCCTCCAGCATCAGCTCCACTTGGATCTGCAAGTTGGTTGATTTGGTCAAACCCAGCTATCCCTCGTTTTGCATCTTTTCCAGCTTTTTTGGCTTGTTTTCCTGCTTTTGCCGTGGCATCTCCTAAGTTGCTAACTGCACTGGCTTGTGAGCTAAGTGCTTTGGTTTGTGCAGGAATATCACCCTTTTCACCTACAAGCGCTCTAACAAATTGCGCAACATAGCCCATTACAACCGCAAGCTTATTAGCCAATGCTGTTAAAACTGGCAGTACTACGTTGAGGATAGGTAAAAACGCTTGTCCTAAAGCTAATTTAACGTTATTCAGTGACTGCACAAAGGTGCTCATACGAGTTGCAGTACTGTCCGCGATAGTATCTCCGTACTTTCTATAAGCTTGTTCCAGGATGGCTGCGTATCGAATTTGTTGTTGGACTTGAAAACTTAACTTATTCCACGACTCTCCGTTTGCAAACTGTTTAAAAGCATTCGTAGATTCAATCATTGCGATATTAACATTAATCCCAAGGTCTTCTATTGCCTCTGTGTTACCCAATAAACCGCTTCGGATACGCTCAAACGTATCATCCATGGTCCTGCCGGTAGCAGTAGATACGACAGCAGTTGCTTTCATGAGCTCCTCTGTTTTCTTGCGTGTATCGTCTGCACCTTTCGAAAAAGTCATTAACAGATTGCCGTATGTTGCACCAGCCCTAACCGCTTCCAACCTAGAATAGCCGAATGCATTACCCGTAGTTTCGGCCCATTTCTTAAACTCGTTAGCGCTAGCACCCATAATGCGGTTTACTTGATTCATTGCTGTCTCGTATTCCATTGCATCTTTGATGGCAGACCCAACACCCATACTTGCTCCAACAGCCGCCATTGCTGCTCCAACCATCTTTAAAGTTCTGTTAACATTTTTCCCGAAATTATTAACTTGAGTTTGAGCTTGCTGCATCCCCTGTTGTAAACCACTTAAGTCCGCTCCGATCCTTATTAGTAAGTTTCTTAATCCCATTTATTTCACCTCCCCGCCAAAGGCAGCGTTTAGCATTTTCACCTTTTCGTACATTTCATCTGCCGTCATCTGTTTTTTAGGTTCCTTTTGCTCCAGTAACTGACTGAGTGTAGGGAGTTTTTTCCTTCTGTGCAAGGATTCCCCTAGCCACACCAAAGCAACTTTCTCCTCGTATTCTTGCTTCCTTTTTTCATTGAAATCACTAATACATAAATTTAGTTCATATGGGGTCATGTCGTTATATTCTGCAGGTCTTATTCCCATGTGGATTGCAGATTTAAGCGAGGCTTCCCAACTAAAGGCTACTTTTTCGCCTTCGTTTTCTTGCTCTCCTCTACAACCCTCTGCAAGTTTTTTTCATCTTCCTCTACATCACCGAAAGCAGCATTTAAGGCCAATTGCATCTTCTCCATTATTTCTGACCACACTGGAGCTTCATCAAGCAGATCTTCCATATCCTCCAGTTTAAGTGTTTCGTTGTGTTCCTTTGCATCCGATAGCAAACCGCAATAAATGATTTTTTCTATCTCTTCTAGGTTTGCACCATCGATTTCAATACTTTCGATATTTTTACCTGTCATTGCCATCAATTGTTTTAATGCCTTATGTCCAAATCGTAATATCCGGGGTCTATCTAAATTAATAATAACTACATCATTCTTATTAGACATTTTAATCCTCCATTCAAAATAAAAAGACTAGGATGTGGCCCTAGTCTTAAGCTCCAATTGTTAACGTTGGTTTTCCAGATACTTTTAGTGTTGCTTCAAAAGATACGTTATCTTCCATTTCTGCGCCTGTGCTATAACCTGTCACAATAGCGCTAAATGTCCACGTTGCTCCAAACGGAAATTCGATGGTATACGCAGTGGCTGTTCCTGCTTCAAAATCCGTTAGCAATCCTTCATGTTGAGCTGGGTCGAAATATCCGCTGATTGATACTTCTCCAGCATCTTTCAACCCTCCCGCAAAGGTTCGGTACCCATCCACAACGTCTAAAGTAGTTGTTTCGATTGTATCTGCCGATAAATCAAGTCCCCCGATTGAAGTTAGTTCACCGATTGCTGTCGTACCTTTTTTTAGCTTCGTGCCCATTGCCGGTTTTGCCATTTTTAAAAACCTCCCTATATCTTAACTGTAAGATCTATGACACTTCGATAAAGTTCTACTTCTTTTTCGTAAATCTCCACTGGAATTTCGTAAGTCACATTTTGAATAAATGGTCCTCCATTTCCAATTGCCCTGCCCTGGAAAGATAAAAGTTTTGCTTTAACCAACTTTGTTAAATCTTTCATTGATCGGTAGCTACTGTGTAAAATATTTATCTCACAGTCTATCTTTTTACTTTTTAGGTAACCTTCTAAACACTTATCCTCTAAACCCTCTGAGGATACACAAACGATGTAAGGCGCCTTTGTACCTTCATCAGCATTAAGGAAAAACACACTATTAGATAAACTGTCTATAGTTTCTAATTCAAAACTCAATGCTTCTTCAAAGTCCACATCAACCACCTCACCTTAATAGCTTATCGACTTCATCCCGTAATACTTGGACGATTTTCTTAGCTGACGCAATTTGATTATTTTCTAATGCTTTTCTTATAAAACGATAACCCGGGATATATCTCCCGTTTTTAGCAAAAAAGCCATATTCTTGTGAGACAGGATAATAGGCTGTATCCTTTTTTCCGGGACCAGGATTATTAACTTTCTTTTGGAAGAATGGATTAAATGCCCGGTCAAACACGATACTAAAAACCACTTTTGCTTTCGACCTAGGAGATTTTTCTCTTATTTTCTTTATTCCTCTTTTTAAGTTACCTATGTCAACGGGTGCACCTAGCTTAGCTTCCCGTAAAGGTTCCTTCATTCCCGCATTAGCAGCTTTGGCTACCTTAGACTTCGGAAACTTTTCAAGTCGGCGTAATTGGCGATTTAGTTCATCTATGCCCTCTATATGATTGTGTTGCGCCATTAAATCACTTCCTTGCAAGAAAGTTCTAGATAACGATTTTCTTCGTTCATATTAACAGGATAGATAACCTCTAACGTTCGATTCCCGTATTTTATACGCATGTTAGCTTTAATATCGTTCCTATACCGAATAATTACCTTTGAATTTATCTCAGCATGTACCTGCTGCGCCTGGTATAATGCACGGCCAGTTAATGTTCGTACATTAGCCCAAACAACTGCGATTAATCCTCCGTCATTTGGAGTTTTATACGTGTTTTTACCGGTGGGTTGCCCCAATATGGTAATGCGTTTATTTAGCTTCCCTGGATTCATCCTTCATCACCACAATATTTTATTTGCAGCAAAATACTTTCCAATCCAAACGCCAACTTATCAATTTTCCCTACAACCTCTCTGTTTTCATACCAGTGAGAGACTAGTAAATTGATTGCTAATTTGTGTAGGTAATCATCTTCGATCACATCAGTTCCAGTGGCATTTTTAATATATGCCTTTGAAGCAGTAATAAGGGAGGAGAGAAATACTTCTTCTCCCTCCCCATCAATGCGTAAAAACTCTTTTACTTCATCCAACATGAGGATTCACCATCCTTATACAGTTACAGTTACCTCACCTTTGATTACTGCCTCTGCGTCAACAGTTTTAACATCCAAACGTTCACGGACCTTAACACCAGTCAAATCTTTACTCCATAAGTCCCCAGCCTCGGTGGAAAATTCGATAGATAAAGACTCGCGGTCAAAGATTGTAATTGCTTCTTTTAAATCACCCATGTAAAAAGGATAGACATATCCGGTAGGCGCTTCTGGTGTACCGAGAACTGTTGATTTTAAAACCTTATTAGACACTTTAATAACTGGATATTCTCCAAATAACAATTTTTTAGTTGCTTGTGTAGGATCCTTTTGCAAAATATATTCATCGTCTATGTTTTTTTGTTTATCCAACCAGTTAAAACCGTCTTGGTTAGTTAAAACGATAGATGTTAGGGCAATAGAAGGGTCTAATTCTACATTGAAAACGTCCTTAAAATCATCAAAACCAGTTAATTCTTTTGTTTTAGCTCCCCCAAAACTCGTATCAAGTTCAGCTAAAATCAAGAAGTTCCTAGTTACTCTTGCTTTTTTACCGATCCACTTTCTTAAATATCCTAAAATGTTTTCTGCAGTGTCTTGTAACAATTCACGTGTTACCTTTAAGATTCCGCCTTTTTTTAGTACTTTATAGGCTAAATTCTCAAATTTAGGTGTATCGACATCCGGGAACTGTGCTGCTTCTTCCACATTATCAAAAGGGACTTCATCTGCATTAATTTCAATTACACGTGAACCACTAAGTGTCGAAACAGGCTCAACGTTTACAAGTGGTTCTAATGCATCACCAGCACGACGTAATTCTTTAATTTGTGTACGAATATCTTGAGGAACCGTAAGTCCTCCATCTGATACTCCAGCAGTTGGATCTGCTTCTGTCATCATGTTATAAACTTCGATATCTTCTTCATTTACAGAAGTTTTTAACACAGTTGATTTGAATAAATTAACAAAAGAGTTTAGGTACTTTTTCTTCTGTTCTTCTGGCTTTGCCGCCTTATTTTGTGCTGCTAATTGTTGCTCTTTTTCTTCCTCGTCAAATAAGTCCTTGGCAATATCAAACTTATTCTGGAGAGCAATTAATTCAGCCTTAGCAGCTGCTGCCTCTTCCATTTTATTGTCCATTACAAATTGTTTTGCTTCTGCTTTCTTAGCGTTAATCTGATTCAACATCTTTAATAGTTCTTGATTCAATGTGATTCCTCCTTAAATTTGGGTATAAAAAATAGAACTAGATTAAATCTAATTCCATGAGTAGCTGATCTTTTTCGTATTCATTCGTTTTAGTTTTACCGAATAGCTTTATTGCTTGATTTATAGACTGATTAGCACTATTGACAATATCTAGCTTATTAAATGTAAATGCGCCCATATTAGCGATATTTAATGGCTCATCTTGATATAAAACTCCATCCGCAAACCCTCTACTTACCGCATCATTAGCAGACATATAGGTTTCAATATCCATTAACTGTGATATTTCTTCTCTACTCTTATTCGTTTTAGTCAAATAAGCATTGATGATGGAATTTTTCACGGTATCAAGCACATCTGCTGTTTTTCTCAAATCATGCATATCTCCATATACTCCCGTTAAAGGGTTATGGATCATCATAATAGCAACAGGGCTCATAAGTATTTCATCACCTGCCATTGCAATAACTGATGCTGCACTCATGGCCTTACCATCTACTTTGACGGTAATCTTGCCTTTATGCTCTTTTAAAGAGTTATAAATACTGGCACCGGCAAAAACACTTCCACCGTAGCTATCAATCCATACGGTTAAGTCTTGTCCACTGTACTTATTTAGTTCGTCTTTAAATGCATTGGGGCTGGCAGATGGTTCGCCAAACCATTCATATATCCATGCATCGTTATCGTCCACAATATCCCCTTCAATACGTAGTTCAATATTTTCAGGTTCTGTTTCAGTAGCTTGGTTTCTGATAAAATTCCAAAACTTCGTCACGTTTCATCACCCCCTTTAACATATTGACTTCCTGCCATAGTTACTGGTATTGCGTTGCCGTTAACCGTAAGAATCTCACCACCTTCAGCAATCGGCAGATTAAGAATTTCTCTGGCTTCATTCCTTTTGTAAATACCGCTATCAACAGCCTTTGATAATGTTTCCATTTGGGTTTTACTGTCAGTACGCAGGATAACTTTCTCATTAAATTTATAAAAATAACCCTCATCTAATTCTTCAGGAGAGAGTATTTTATAATCAATTTCCTCTTCATACTGCTTTAAGATAAACAACTCAGTATCAACATAAAAAGATAGCTGTTGCATTTCAGAGTTGGCATAACTTGATTTTTCATAATCATTGATTTGATTTGGTTTAATACCAAAAGCCCCGGCGATTTGTAAAGCATTAAACTTCTTCAGCTCAAAGAATTGACTATCAGTTAGCTTGATATTTAAAGGTACCAGCTTCATCCCCAATGGAACGGGAATAATTTTACCGGCATTATGAGAGCCGTTTGCAAATGACTCAAATCCAGCCTTTAATCTTTCTTTGGCCTTTTCATCAAGATCACCTGTGTACTCGAGTACGGCTTTTGCTGTTAAGCCACTCTTATACAAATTATTCATAAAGTTTTGGCTCTCTAGGCCACCTTCCACAGTTGCTTTTAGAATATCTTTTACTGGTGAACCCATAATCCCATCAAAACTATAGGACGTTTTAAAATGCAGAACTTCATGGCTTCTTAGGAAATACTGGTCCCCACTGTATCGATCTGTGTATATATACCAAAGAGAACCTTTATTTCCAAAGTACCCGGTATCATCAATCAATACTTGAACAGAGTCAGAGGGCATAATCCACATATCTTTTAGTTCATATGATCCTCCAAATCTTTGAAGTTTCAACTCTCTTCTAAGCCAAACGAAAGCATTACCATAATGGTTTCTATTTAACTCTACTGTTGCCCAAAAAGTCGATGGTGTCATTAATGGATTAGGTCTAGTTCTTAGTAACTTATAGGCTGCATTAGGTTTTGCCTTTTCAATTCCTTTTTCCGTATTTTGATAAAATTTCAATGGCATTTTTCCTAATGTTTCTGACAACATCTTCAAACACGTAAAATAGGTAACCTCACTTATTAGTTTTTTTGTTGTTCTGCTTATTCCTAACCATTCGAGAAGTTCCTCGCTTTGCATATCAACGGTGGTTGACGTTGAAGAAAACAGGTTTTTTATTGATCTAAACATCTTAGAAAATACATTCAATTTCTCACCTCCTTCACCATCCCATCATATTAAGGAAATCCTCTGTAACTTCGTTTATATCCAACTCTCGACCTTCCTGAGTCATAGCCATTTTCCAGGCATCAATAATCGCATCCACAGGGTCAATACGTTTAGTCTGTAAATCTTTATCTAATTTGATTTCACCGAAGCTATTTGATACCTTTTTAGCGTTCGCCACAGACCATGTAAGTAGTTTGTTTCGTTCGTCATACTCTACGTTCCTCGCTTCGACTTCGAGCCTAAAATCAACCGTGGCATCGTTTAAATTACGTGCAGATTGAGTGATTAATAGAGTGTCATACCCTAACTCTTCTAAATCATATAAAAAAGCCGATGCGTTATGTGGGTCATAACATATCAACTGTAAATCTAGCTCATATTCTTCAATTATTCGTTTTAAATAGGCAATGATGTATTTGTAATCCGTTTTAATCCCGCCAAGCGTCTCTGTGACAGTCAATAATCCTTCACGAATCCACATATCATATGGAGCATTGTCAGTCTTAATATGCTCAGCAACTCGTTTTTCTGGGATAAACGAATGTGAATGGACAAAATATTTTTTAATATTATCGACCAAATATGGAAAAACAAGTGCCAGACTTGTTAAATCTCCACCACTTGATAAGTCTAGGCCAGCATAACATGTCATACCTCTCATATCTTCAAGCGTTTTCTCGGTTTCACAATCTTTCCAATGTTCCATATTCATATATTGCCTGTCTGAAAATTGAACCCAAATATTCAATCGCTTTGTCATAAAATCTCGAAGCTCATTGCCGCCCATATCTTTTGCTTTCTTCGCAATGTCAATCATTCGATTGATACCATCTTGGGTTTTACACGTCATCGGATTGGCTTTTACCCAATTTTCAGGATCCCAAATATCATCCTCTTTGTTTAATTGAGCAATATAAACAAATTGAGTGTCATTATCAAATACGCCTTCTAGTAATCTGCAGCAATACTCATATAGTTCAAAACACGGCGAATTCAAGTCAAACCCAGCAGTAGTGATAACACTTATAAGACATTCTTTCAGATTCCCGGTACCGCCCTCGAGGAGCTTATACATTTGGTTGTCTTTGTGGGCGTGGTATTCGTCCACAATGCCGAGGAGGGGACGGAAGCCGTCAATTGATTTACTATCTCGACCAAGCGCCCTAATAACGCTATTGGTAATTAATCCAATAATCGTACTCTCGTACTCTTTTATCTTGAACATATCTTCAAGATCAGAATCAGAACGGATGAACTTAATCATTTCATTCAAAACAATTTTGGCTTGATCTTGCTTAGTCGCAGTACAATAAATTTGTCCGTAATTATATCCATCAAAATTCCCATAAAATGTACCAAGGACACCATTCATCATCGACTTTCCTTGCTGCCTTCCTACCTGTATATAGCTGGTTCTAAAGCGACGATAGCCTGTCTCTTTGTGTACCCACCCATGGAGTGATCCAAAGATAAAAACTTGAAAAGGTTCCAGGATTAACGGTTGCTTTTCTTTACCTTCCCCAATAGTAAGTGTTTCAGCGTAATCGATGATAACATTCGCTTTTTCTTCATCAAACCTGTAAACATAAGGAGCCAAATTGGATTTTTCCAAATCATCCAAATGCCGTTGCGCACCAAGCCTCTCATACTCCCCAGTTATAATTCGTCCATTCACTACATCCAAGGCATATTGTGTTGTACGATGCATATTTATCACTTCGCAAATTTCGAAAACTTATTTTTTGGTGCATTATCATCTTTTTTAGGCACTACCAATTTACACCTAGAAGAAATAGTTAAGCCAAGATCACTTGCAGCTGAACGGCACTGCTTAAAAAGTTTGTCCTGGATGCCTATAGTATCTTTGTCTAATAATAGATCAGTCTTATTAAATATCTTTTCAGTGACTTCCAGGTACATTTTTCGCGAAATAATGAATCTTGCTAATGCATCAACATCAAGATTTGTCATTATTTCAATATCTAAAAGTTCCTTTGCGATCTTTCTGAATTCTTTTTTCAATTCATCCGGCAAATAAGAAGGCGCCCTGACTTTATCAGCCGGCGCCTTGACTTCACTGGATTTACGTTTCTCAATTTCTTCTTTAGTTAAGTGTTTTTTCCCCTTTACTAACAATAAATCTGTTGGTTGTCTTGGTCTCGCCATAGCAGGCGCCTCCTTTCAAATTTCATTTAGGGAGTTTTTGCGAGAGAAAAATGGAAACGTGGCATTCGAATGTTTACTTCAAAACTTTTTGGCCAGCCCCCGGGGTTTTGAAAAAAATTTTTAAAAAAAACCAAAAAAATTCTTTGTTCAGACCTCTTTAGAAAACTTTTTGTTCAGCAGGTCGCGTAGGACCACTTCCATATTATTTCTTTCGAGCTTGCCCTTGTCGTACTCAGCATGGACACGGCGATGACAGCCTGCACACAGTGAGATTAAGTTTGATTTAACAAGCGCTAGTCTTGGGTAGTCACGCAACTCTTTGATGTGATGGACTACATCGACTGGCTTAATCCTTCTGTTACTTAGGCATAGCTTACACATCTGGTGGTCCCTTACTTTTATATCAGCACTCAATACTTTCCATGGTGTGCTGTTGTAAAAGGCAGCGGACTTCTTATCTCGTCGATGCTTGTCATATAACTTGTGTCGCTCGGTATCGTAAGAAGCTGCGCACTGCTCACATCGTTTGAGACTAGCATCGATCATCTTGCTGCACCGACATAGCTTGAGCATAGCCATTAGATTGAAGCGCCTCTACGTTTTATCATATCCATATGAACTTCCATAATTTTAGATATCTCTCTACCATCGAGGTTGAGTGTAGTTACAGCCCTATCTTTGTATATTTCAAGCACTGTCTCTACTTGTTCAGGTGTTAAATCAAAACAATGTTCGTGGCAGCGTTCAACGATAACTCTACGAATATATAAAGCATCATCACTTACCTTCTTAATTTGTTGAAATGGTTTAGGAAGTACTCGTCCGTTACATCTAGGACAACGAATTCCATCTTGTCTACTTGATCCAAGAACAACTGTATTACATTCCTTATTCATGCATTCGAATTGAGTAGTGTATTTCATCGCTCATCATCCCCAGACTCTATGATGGTATTAACCTTATCCATTTAACCTTATCCATGATTCCCTCACGGACAATAGTTGGTATTCGTTCATCATCTACTACATCTTTAACTACTTGGAATATCTTCTTAACTTTCTCCAATCCGGTAGCTTCAACCTTAACTGTCATCTGTGCCATTTAACAACAACTCCTCGCTCGAGCCATCATAGGCTTCTTATTAAATACCTGGCTTTTCAATACTAATTTTTTTGGAGTATTCCAAACAGGTTTATCATTCAAGTATTCTAACCCTTCGTGTTGTTCAATGAATTCTTTGATATGCCCAAACTGTTCTTTTATTGCTTCTCCGAGAACTTCTAATGCTTCACCTAATTTTATAATGCAATCCATGAGAGCTTCTGAATATGTTTGATTTTTCATTTCCTTCTCACAGCTCCGTTTCTCCTGGTATACCTATCCATCTTCATTCCCATTAACTCTTCTATGTCTTTCTTGGTTAGTTGTTCATTTTTCTTAGATGATTGTTCTAGCTGCCTTTTCTGTTCTTTAGTTAAATGATCAGCAAATTTCATTTCAACACCTTCCTTTTGCATAATAAAAAGCACCCTCGAAAGGATGCTTACTAAGAATTAATATTGTACTAAATAAATAATAACTTCTTGGTTCCACTCATCGTCATCGTTTATGTAATGATTGAGAATGTGATTATCGTATCTATACCAATCATGTTGGAATATTACTTTTTGTCCTTTTGCTGCTTCAATGACACCAGCAACATCATTACTTTCAATTGAGTATAGTTCGTCTCCTCCATCATCTAGACAAAATCGAATTTTCATTATTTTCACCTCCATTTCCCCTTACCTGCTTTATTTTAGCGAGTTAATGGAAAATGGTAAGTAATATCGTTCGTCAAATTGCGACAATGAAAAGAGCAGCCACTAGGATAACCCTCATGAACTGCTCTTTGTTAGTTTTCTATGTTATTAGAATAACCCGGTTTTTCAATAGATGCCATTCATCAAATTCACCGTCAATCAAGTGACAAATGAGTCAGCGAATTTTATCATTCTTACGATTTCAGCATGTTTCTTATAAATATGACTGGTGCTGTAACCTAAATCGTGTGCAATATTGTCTAATGTCATACCGTCAACATATTTCATCTTGAGGATCTTATTATCTAGTCCTTTAAATTTCTCTACAAGTTGGACTAAATTCAGCTTTTGTTCCCTCTTAAAGGCAAGATCATTCTTAATTTTTTCGATATTCTCTTCGACTTTTGAACCTAATGAATCTTGAGTTAGACGAACATCGGATAAATCTCCTTCGACCCATCTTTTTAATTCTCTTTCAGTTTGTTCAAGATTAAATTCAAGGTAAATGATATCTTCTTCTAATTTTTGATAATCACGCAGCCAATCATACAACATGCTCACCTGCCTTCGAGTAACGCTATGACTTTATTAATTTAGTATTTTGCTCTCCGGATCATCAGAAGATACCTTCTCAGTGTCTAATGAAACGGTGCCGTCATTATCCACTTTGTATTCAATGCCTTCATGGTCATCAATGCTCATTTGTCCTTCTGGCAAACTATCTTTATGTGGATTACTCTCCATTACTTCTTTAGGAGTTTGATAAGCATAAGTTAAATCGATTAAGAAATACTGACCGTACTTGTTATATTTTTCTGTGATTTTGTGCATTTGAAGATTGTCATTATCTTTAGCAGCTAAGATAATTTCCTCTGCTTGCTCACGAGTATCTGCATAATGTTGTTCCTTTTGATTAAGTTGTACTTTTGCCATGTTATTTGCTCCTTTTTAAATAGATTGATATATGCTTTTTAGCGATTCTCAGCCGATTCCAGACGTTATATACTAATCTTAGACTTAATATGAGTCTCAATTCTATTAACGTCTAAAACAAGCTCAGATAAGGTCACAGCAGTTGATTGCTTTATCTTCATTGTTGTATATCCTTTGAGTGCTTGATGAATACTTCCATAATAACCGTGAATTTTAAATGTTTCTTTCCCATCCTTATCCTGTTTGCCAGTATATTCTTTAAGAATGAACTGCCTCTCGTCCGATTCAAGATAAAGGTTGCCTTCAATCTGTACTTTCATCAATATCCAACCTCCAGTCGTTGAAGATTAATAGCATATTTATCTTCGTAAGCCTGGAGCATCTGCTCATCTGTATAACCTAACTTGTATCCAATACAGATAAGTTGCTCAAAGGCATTTAACCATTTACCACTAGAATCATAGTTATTTTCCATTAGATAGATAAAGAGTCTGCCCATTGGAACCTTATCCCATCTTTCCGGATAAATTTCTTTAATAAAATCGTATTTCCGACTATTCCCTACCGACAAGAGAAAATGAATTACATCTGCATGTTCTTCCAGTGTTTTAGCCTGATCAATAATGTGCGACCTTTTCCAATACTTAAACCAGCCAGTTTCATTCCCAAACTCCCCAAGCTCCGTTTTAAGAGCAAACACTCGTTGATCTACAATTTCAACTGAGTTAAAATCTTCTTCCATGCCTAATTTTTTAGCGATGGCCATATCTAATTTTAGTTGCATATCAAGTAATTTTTCTATGTTCATTTCGCTCTCCTTCCTGCGTACTTTCTTCCACAATTTCTTGTATATCTAGCTTCTTCACGCTTTTTTAGTTCGACTGCTGCCAGATGTTTTAAGATGGTTGGACAATTTTCAAAGTGAGTAATCGTCAATAACTGTTCTTTAGTTGCTTGGCTCCATTTTAAAACCATGCGTTTTCATCCTTTTCAATTTCAATCTCCAAGCACCGTGCGATCGAGAGCTGAAGCTTTAATTCTCGATAGGATAAATCATGAATGCTTGTACCGTCCTTGGTTTCTTTGATGCCTTTTTCTAGTAATCTCTCGATGATGTGATTTCTTTTGAGTTTAGGAAGGGTTGCGGCTGAATATAATATCCCCACACAATCACACCTTATTTTTTATTTTTTCCTTTTATCTAAATACTGCTGTTTTAATGATTCAATCTGTTCAAGAGTAGGTTTGGGATTGATTGACTGCATAAAATCGGCTAACTTCTTTTTATAATTGGGATCTGCATACATTACCTTCTTTTCTTTCACCTCTTGATCCCCCTAATATTATTTATCATCTTCTATTCTGATAACGATGGTGTAATTGTTGGCATTCTTCCTCTTTTTAACCCGGTCTAAGTATCTAGCACTTCCATAAAATCGAACAGTGTCTGGGAGTACTCCTAAATATTTAGCACACTCATTGATGTTACCGAAACAAAGCAGTTCATCTCCCTTATAAACTGCATAATCTTTCATTTTGCTCCTCCTTCGCTTTTTCATCGTAGTGCGAATCATTCCTCCATGAACTCTTTAAGCCTTTTTAGTGCTGTTGGGTGGAAAGCAAAATACATTTCATCCATTAATTTCCTTATGTTTTCCCTAGTTTTAACTAATTGTTTAAACCTGTGAACACTTACTTTTTTACCTTTGTATCGCATAAACTCACCTCTTTTTCCTTCGTCTTTTGTGTCAATTTATCAGTCCAAAATCAGTCCATATGGTCGAACTACGAATCAATTATTTTTAAGGTAATATAAACTCCTATACCCAAAATGATTAATGAAATGAGGTATAGTGCTAAGACAAATACCATAAATGCCACACCAAATAATAGATAGTCCATATAGTCACTCCTTCATCTTTTACTTCATTGTGTGGCATTACTGATACTCCCCATGAGTGTCGTATTCACAACGTTTACAATGCCCTGCCTGTTCAATGTCGTTTCCCCAATACCCTGTACTGACAGTGTATGTCTCCCATTTATGACCCCTATATTTACAAATAAGTCGCTTAATATACTTAATCATTCAATCACCTTCTTTTCGTCACACTTTGAGTCATTCATTCAACATTTTTTCAACTCGTTTGGCAGCATCTTCTGAAATTCCTAGCACCGTTGCACCGAAATTATTTTCCTCATACTTCTGTACTAAATCATTCAGAAATGTACTTAATTCCTCTTGTAGCTGTTCCTCAGTCAACCCTGTCATTGAAATATAAAAATGTTGTCTTTTCATTCTTCTTTCTCCTTTTCCTCGCAATTTTGGTCAACTACTGCCAACCCTTTAACTGTTCCTGCAACTCTACAAACCACTGCTTATCCCTAGTAGCTAACGCACAGTCTATCTTGTTGAGGATTTCAGCCCGCTTCCAACGTTTTTCGCATTCCACCATTTGAGCGACAACCTGTCCAAAAAAGTCATTGTATTGCTTATACAAATCCACGTACATAGTAGTTATTCACCTCAATCTTGTACATTT